CCGATAATCTCTGTGTTTTCCACAAGCCACTTTGTACGTTCGGGATGTGTGTGGAAATCCACCTCTAAGTATGCCCTTGTGCAAAATGTATTATCGCGCAGTTCCTGATAGTTTGCTGCTTTTATCGAGCGTGAAGCACAGCCGAGAGATACCATAGCGTCTCTCAGTTTCGCTGCCAGTTTTTTGCCCTCAGCGTCTGAATTGTGATAAAACGCCTCGCAACCCTGCGCAGAGGCAGCGCTCGCCGCATTGGTATGTATAGGGACATAAACATCCGCTTTGAATTCTTTAGCCTTTGCTATACGCACCGTCATTCTGTCTGCGCGCTCAGCAATCATTACATTGCAATCATGATGGCTTACAAGATAATCATGCGCCACCTTTGCTATTTTTTCACATACAACGCACTCGTTAGTATTGTAAGTTTTATAGCATCCTACATTTTCCGTCTGATTTGACGGCGATAAAAATATGTTCATATTGTCTGCTCCTTTTATTTATCCGGCTTTTCAGTCGGTAATTGTAAAAATCGTATATGCACGTCATCCATTACTCCGTTTGCGCCCAAATTGTGATAGTTTTTCCAACAGTTTTCAAAATTTTCTCTTGCGTAAATCGGAGCATATTCCAATTCTATATATTTGTTGTAATCTGCAAGCATTTGCGCCCGGAGCAGTGCCTGTACACCTTTTTTAATGCCTTTTATCTGTTTCACAATTATAGTTATGATTGCAACAGCAAATGTCGGAACACCGAAAAGGCATAGCCATTGATATATATTCATATTTCGCTCCTTATACCATATACCCTACAATTTTATACACTGAGTAGCCGGAATTATGTCGTTGATTCCACGTAGGCGCGGCATTTGTAGCGGCAACGGATTTATTGTCGGTGTAGTCTGCCTGACTTACAGCTCCGGTGCCTAAATTTACCCAGCCGGAATCAGTAACCTGAAACGTCCAACCGACATTTTCCGTGAATTTAACGCACCAATGTATTTTCGTTAAATAGTTTAATGTGGCGCCGTTTGAATGGTCGCCCGACGGGAATATGATACCGCCTATTCGGTTGCCATATGGATTAGTCGCGGAATGTGTACGGTCAATAGGCATCTCCATGCAAGCGAGACCGTATACGGACGACGCGTATATTTTTAATCGCTTATAGGCGCCATTCGGATCCGATAATGTTGCGCTGTTAACATCCGTCGCAGTTGTGTTTCCGTCGCAATATAATCCTGTAGAACCGGCAGGCGCCTCGTATAGTACCGTGCCTGTTTTCTCGTCCGTTTCTGTTTTTTTATAGTACAAGTCATCATGCGTGTGCGTAAAATCCGTTATATCAGATTTCGTATGCGTATGCGCCGCCACACTGTCAATTTGTTTTTTTACGGATGACAATACTCCGGCACCTGATCCTGATGCCGTTATAAGTACCAAAATATTAAATGCGACTTTTGGAATAGTTTTTGCATACAAACGTATTTTTTGTGCGAAAACGTCAACATTTTCAGATATATTTGTAATTATCGAATCGGACATAGTAAGACACAGCACATCATTGGTAGCAGTTAATCCATCTATAGGCATATCTATGTAATAAATATAATCAGTCGTGGGATTTGATACTGCATCCCAACCACCGTTACCCGCGGTCATCGGTGTAGGTTCTAAATCGTTGAATATTATTTTTTTACACAAACTAACATCGTCTTCATTAACAATTCCATCGCCGTTGATGTCAGCCGCCTGCAGGCTTGCCCCGGTCAATACCTGTGTGCCGGCTATGTGCATTTTAAGTAACATAAGATCTGCTGAATTTATAAGCCCATCGCCATTCACATCCCCGCGCATTCGCGCAGATGGTATTTGTATCAAGGCTGTACCGATAGCGTCCATACGCTGCGCCAGCTCTGATATTCCGTCCTCTATATTGTTTAAATGTTCCTGGTCTATCGGTGTTCCCTGCTGCAACACATTACCGCTTTCATCTTTGACATGGTCTACCCATAACGTTCTGTTATACATTACCGCCCTCCTGCGTGGTTATTATAAATTTCAACAGCAGATTTTTGTGTGCGGGCTGTGATAAATTACACACCCTGCGGGCCTGCTGTTCACCCTTGTTGTTAAAAAATCTGATTTGAGATACAGTTCTTTGCTCTTCGGCCGACGGTATAACTACATTTATTGCTAATCCGGATTCTGTCACATTTTTAGCAGATATGAATGCGTCATACCAATCATCCTCTGAACCGGGTTTAAACTGCACTGATGCGAAACTACCTTTCACATAATTTTTTACGCCGTTAAAAAAATTATCGTCCCAAAAATTCAATTTAATCATCCCTTTCATTCATAAACCGCACCGCAATACGGCTCGCCGCAGTACGGCGGCGTGTAGTGCGCACAGTCAAAGCTTACACCAAACAGCAATGCGTGCGGAACAGCTACTGCACCGCATATCGATATGTTTACGGGTAAAACATCCTGCAGCTGTAATGATGATACCAAATTATTAATTGCATCCGGATCATCCGTACTGTCAGCATTTATTGTGACCGTAAGTATATAATTGTCCAGAGATAATGTATAATTACCCTCCCCGAATTGTGCGGCGAGTCGTTTTTTTAGCCATAGCAATGTATATGTAGGCGGCAGACCTATGTGCTGTAATATAATCGATTTACGCCAATCCAGACTTGCCTTACTGTCCGGTACTAAGCCGAGTATTTTTTCCCATCTGCGTATTCCGTATATTGACGCCGAAGACACATATTTCTCGTTAATGGCCTTTTCTATGTCGCATGTCAAGGAATCTATTTCAGGTTGTTCAGCCCGCATAACAGATCCGATTTCTTCTATGTTCTCAATCACCGGCGGCAAATAGTCAATTAATTTTCTGTCCATATTACGCCCCCTGCACCGATATTTCACCCAACAACGGAATCGTATATGCATCCGTCAACAATGTTATACCGTTTCCATTGTCACTGGGGAATATCGTAACACCACCTATATCAATTATTCCCGTACAGTTCAACAGCATAGCCTCTATGCGGCTCGCACGTACCGTTATACCTTCCTGCGTCTGCCATGATTTACGCAGATCCGAAAAATATTGTTTTACTATATTTTCGGCCGATTGTTTTACGTTCTGCCAATTATAACCATCCGCATAATCAATATATCCTATGTAGACATTTACGATTTGTGTTCCCGGAGCTGACACTGTAACGATGTGTCCTATCGGCGCAAGTCCCATGCCCTCTCCGGTATCTGATACCGGATCTAATTCATTTTGTACATTTGACACCAAATTTTTACTTGGAGCGCCGTATTCGCTGTCAAGTATATAAACCACCACAGAACATCCCGCTGTCAATCTGTTTTCCGTGCCTACCGTTACAACATTGTACAGCCATTGTTTTACGGTAGATTTAACTGTTTCATCGTTTTGGACTGACGTCGACCATTCCACCACGTCATCGGTAGGTGTAATATCAGTAGGTTTTAACCCGTAATGCCATGCCGTTTTTATTTTTACGGCGCCCACACCGGATATACCAAGTACTTTATTTTTGTAGTCTGCCTGATTGCCGCCGAACGCCTGATATGCATAACTGTTTATCAGGCGAGCGCGGAATGTATCGGTGTCCTCTTCGTCCGCGCCGGGTATTGATATGGAATCCAATTCGGCAAACGTCAAACCCGGTACGTATTCGATCGGTATTAGCGCCCCGGTTATTGAATTAGGCGCGCTTCCGGTGGTTTCGCACGTAAGGTAATATTTCCCGGTATCGATTTGTTCCGTTACGACGTAATTATATATGTCGCATGAAAATCGTGTGCCCAACGGTACGTCAATATTGAATACGCCCACGCCAACTGCCGCGGAAGCGTCTTTAGGCGCGATACCGCGTTCATTTCCTGCGCGTACAAGATAATCACGCGAAGCAGTGTCTATGAACATACACTGTAATATGTAGTCAAGATTTAAGTACATTAATTGCAATTCTATAGCTGCCGGAGCCAAGGCATCATAGATAACAGAGCCTTCGCGTTTATCCAAATCGTCGGGCACCCGGTCAAGCATACGTGCTAAAATGGCATCGTATGTTACATCCTCGTACATCAATAATTCACTTCCTTTTTTTCTGTAATATCCCCGTATACCGTATGAACAGTAAAAAATACAGTGATACGCCGTTTCGCCGACGTATCAAAGTCAAACGAATCCACACCTGTAATGCGGCTGTCGGTAAGCAAGGCATCCTTGATTCGCCGTTCTGCTTCTACGCAAACATAATCAGATGGCTTGCCGCACAAGTCCGCAAGTTCAACGCCGTAATTCCACGAATAAATTACATATCGGTAACGTTCTGTATTTAATATTTTGTATATGCATTGTTTTATCGCATCGATTCCGTCACAGAATCCGCCTATTTTATCTGTTGTTATATTCCATCTGTACGTTTTATCCGCATATTCTTTGCGCACTATATCGACGCTAAGTATATCATTCACTGTGGGTATCATTTCGATTATACACCGCCTTCCCTAATACCAGATAACTTTGTCCACCCTGAACGCGCAACAAAATAACTCCGTCCCCATTCGTCCAATTTATATTTGCTGTTTCTTCGGTGTAAATCAGATACGTATCCGTCAGTGTCAATTTTTGATCTATACCTATCAAAAAAGGATCCGTACCCATTACCGTTGCACACACAACCGAAACAGGCTTACGTGCCTCAACCGCATCTAACGCAGCTTTTTTAACCGCAAAAATAAGATCTGTAAAATCACGCAATGTATTCCCCTCCAATCAGCGTTAAATCCATCAGGTGAATATTGTTATCATAGGAATGCTTACAGTTTTCCACAAGCATAAGATTATTTATTTTAGTTTCGCCGGTATACAAATCAACATACACCAAGCTCCCCGCACGCACCCGGTTATCCCCGAACACACCCTTTACAGAAAGTTTTCTGGTTTTTTTATTGTACAGATCGAGAAGACTATCCGCTTTCACGCGCCCATTTTCGTCAGCGCCTACAGTGTCGGTATATTGCAGTACGCCCCATTCATTAATGTGTTCGGAGTCCTGTGCAATGTACATTTGGTCGTCGCTGCCCGTTTCACTTCGCAGTTTTATTTTGTTGTAGGTTGCTGAATCAATTGATGATGAATAGCTGAAACTTTCTCCCGTCTCAGAATCAATGACGATTTCTACCGCCAATGATGCTATGTTTTTAATTGCTATTTTACCGAAATCATCAAACAATACAAACAGTTTTTTCGTATTCAGTACAGTAGCATCCAGTGCATTTTGCATCATGTCAAAAATAGTAACGTTTTCTTCTACCCTTTTGGGTATCTTGTACTCGGTGTCTTCGATGTCCCCGATTTGCATATTAAAATCGTCGGCGATCATTTTTATAAATTCAGATGCGGTTTTGTTTTCGTAGGAATATGAGTCAACATTTTTGAGATACCGCAGCTGATCGTACGCAGTTATATCAAACGTTAATCCATTGTCTGATGTTGATATTGAAAAAATAAATCCGTAAAATATATTTTCCCCGTTATATTTAAATCGCACTGCATTACCGTGTGATATGCTCAGCGCGCCGTCATTGATTACGGAAAATCGAAGTTCTCCGGGAGAACCTTTTCTTTTCGTATTCCACACAATACCGTTTTTTACCGCCGGCAAATATAACGTTTGTTTATTTTGAATTAAAAGTTCTGTCAAAATTTACCTGTTATTCCTCCGCTTGCGATTTTTGATAAAAACTTGCCGCCCTTTCCACTGGATGAGAACTTGCCACCTTTTCCACCGCCCGCAGTTTTTGATGAAAAAAGAGGCAGAATCAATTTTGTCCCCGCTGCAATAGTCATTCCGACTGCTAAATGCAAACGGTTAACATCCTGAATTGTTGCGCTTTTGCCGCCATCGCCGTATACGCGTTTTGCCAACAACCATATGTTTTCATCCTTTGTGGTTTCTATGGTTGTGTCTTGTTTCGGTGCGGGCGAATTTTGTGTTTCGCGGTTATCCGACACCTCCGCCGATAGCTTTGTGCCATTATTATCTTCCGGAAATTTGCAGGTTTTTGTTCCATATTCTCTGTATTGTTTGAGCTTTATGCTTACGGTGACATCAAATCCGTTTTCTGCCGATTCATTAATGGTATAGTTCTCCAACGATACCGACATATTTGTAGCAGATAGGATTTTCCCATTAGGAAATGACCGCGTAACAATAAACCTGAATGGCGATTTATCGACTTTAAGCCGTTCGAGTTGTGCGAGAAACGTGCTCGCCGGTGCGAAACGTTTCCCACCATAAGACGCAAACGGATATTCGACATTCGGCAGGACGGCGTCAAAGTCAATCGTTGTTAACGCTGCATCCGAAAGAATGTTTATTTCACCGTCATCGATGAGCTGCACTGTTTTATTTTTATTACCGATGTTTAATCGCAATTTTGACGGCGTAACAGGCAGATGTACGTCGCCCAAATAAAAATTATACCCCATTTATTCATGTACTCCTTCCGCCACTTTGTTCATAGCGTCTTCCACGCCTGCCGCAAGTGCATCAACCATGCCATCGATATCCACGGTAGAATTAATATTATTACTGTTATTCATTTCGACCTTTATCTCCGCTGTAGTAAAACGGTTTATTGCATCCTGTTCTGCTATATCCCGTAGATATTCCAGTGTTTCGTCAGATGATGATACGCTGTCAGATATATCCTGCGTGTTATTCTGTATATCGTTCAGTATATCGTTTGTGGTATCATCATCAAACCCGCCCTTGAGTTTGTTGTCAATGCTCTCCCCGGCACGATACCCCGAACGGTATGCCCCTGCTATATCTGTTTTTGAAAATCCGATATCTTTTGCGGAAAAATCAATTTCATGCATGATCTCTTCATACTGTCCGTTTCCGTATTCCTTTGCTGTCAGATCTATTGTATTTGATAATCCGTCGCGCCACCCCTGTACCGTATCTGCCATACTGGTCCCAAATACGAAGTCCAACGCCGACGCAATCCCCTGCAGGACCGCCAGAACCCAATCGGCCATATCACCGAACAAATGAATAATTGCGCCTATCGGGTCTGTAAAAATATTCCCGAAAAAATTAGCGAATGCAACCCACGGTTTTACTAATAGTTTGATAGTACTGATCACCAAATCGACAAAACCACCTATTAAGCCTTGTATAAATGATCCTACCGCACTCAGTGCCCCGGTAATAACACCCGTTGCTGAAATTGTTTCGTCCTGCGCTTGGTTTATAGCCTCTACTATTAAATAAATTGCAGCTACAACCGCGATAATGGCTAAAATAATCCACGTTAACGGGCATGCAAGTAATGCGGCATTAAATCCATACTGGGCTGCTGTCGCAGTTAAAGTTGCGCCGCTTTTGATTTTTAGCGCGGCAGCGTGCCTTTTTTCCGCCAGCGTATTCAATTTTGTAATCGCTGTAGAAATTGCAGTTACTGCGGCTGAAACGCGGGTAACCGTATAATACAATGTCAATGCCGCTACGACACCGTAAACTACCGGCGATATGAAGCCCCAATTACGAACTACAAAACCTGCCGTTTTGGACAATATATTAAACGCGGCAATCGCTATATCCGCCACTTTTGAGATTGTGTTTGTTATTGTTTTTACAACCGTTTGAAATTCATTACTATTCGCCAGATCATTTAATTTTTGCAATACCGGTGTAAATGCCATTAATGCTGCATTTTTAGCTGATGTCCAAATTTGTGAAAATGTTTTGGGCATACTCTCGAATTTGGCATTGGTCTCATCAGCCGCGGCAAACACGGCAGCCTTTACTGTTTCAGCGGTGATTTTGCCTTGCGCCGCCATGTCTTTTAGTTGCCCTTTTGGGACGCCCATATAATCCGCAATCGTTTGTATAATATTTGGTGCCTGCTCAAGGATGGAATTAAACTCTTCTCCGCGCAGCACTCCGGATCCCATTGCCTGCGTCAGCTGCAGCATAGCGGCAGAAATACCCGCCGAGTCAGTCCCCGCTATAGTGAACTGTTTATTGATCTGTTCCATGAAAAATATTATTTCATCAGAACTACCAAAAGCGTCTCCGGCCATTAGTCCTAATTTTGAAACGGCATCGGCAGTACTTTGGTATGATGCGCGTGATCGTTCTGCAGACCTGTATATTTTTTGCTGCAAAGTAGCCGTGTCTTGCAGTCCGTCATTCATCATGTCCAATCGTGCAGTTGTAGACGTTAATTCATCCGACAGCCCAATTATTTTTTTACCTGTATATGCGGCAGTCAGCGCTTTGATTTTATTTAGCAGCTTATCCGCAATTCCGGTGCCGTCGTACAATTTTTTGTTGTGCTTTTCCAGCTCCTGCCCCGCTTTGCCGTATTCTTTCGCCATTTCTTCAATCAGCGCATTCGCCGCACCCAATTCCCTGCGCGCGGCATCCATATTTACGGTGTCAAAGCTTTTGCCCGACGCGCGTTGAACAGCATCAAAGCTGTTAACAACCAGCCCCATTGCCCTGTTAATACGGTTTAACACGCCCGTCATTTTGTCATTCAATATCAGCGTTGATGTTACGCCTGCCATGCGGTTAGTATCCCTCCTTTTCTGATTGTCTGTAAAAAATTATTAAAAACCGACCTCATTCACCTTTTTCTTTTTTGTCTATCGATTTCTTTCTTTTCATTTTCAACACGTACATCGATTGCGGCTATTACAAATGCCCTCTCGTACGGATCCATTTTTAAAAATTCGGAGGGTTTCCATCGAAATTTATGGAGGGCGTAGTAAGCATAATTTGCTTCCGCATCGCCCTCCAGAATCAGTTTTTTGCCTCTTGGATCTTTTCATCCCCCGTCGTAAATCCGCAAAGATCTGTAATTGCCAGGATAAGATCATCAAACTCAGCCGGTGTCAGCATTGCGCCGGCGAGTTGTTCCGCGCTCATCACTCCATAACTTGATTGAAGTTCTACATTGCTTAAGTCAGGAAAAACTACACACCGTGAAATAAGTTTCGATTGATAGAGCGTCAAGTCCATTTCCTGCGTATATTGTCCGCGTTTTCCCGGTATCGGGATGCTTCGCTGGCATTCCTTGCGGAGTTTTTGATTTTCCGCAGCAGTAATGCAGGTAATTTCCCACTCTATTGCATTGCCGTCATCATCCGCAAAACGTGACGACAATGCGACCTTACGGTTATCAACTTTTCTTGCATTTTGCGCTAAAAATGCACTTAATGACATTGCCATATTCAATACCTCCTGAAATGATTAATTTACATATATGTTGGGTTTTTAAATTTTTCGGGGCGTGTGTATCCGTTCGCATATCCGCTGATTTCCTGCTCGATAAATCCATCCTCGGAATCCGCCAACGAAAGCAATACATCGCCGTCAAGTACGCAATCATTAAATGTTTTTGTACTGCGGCCTATGGATGTTGCGGGGTCTTCGTTTGACACCTGAATATCAAACGTAGGCATAACGCCCGTTTTGATAAAATTATCTATTATATCATCGAATATTTCCGTACATTTATAGATTGTCATCGTAAATGAAATTTCAAGGGAATTCGGTTTTTTGCCCTTGATCATACTGCCCAGGCGCGGCACATCCTGATTTGATATATTAACTTTACCCTCGAATTTTTTACACATTAACATCGAATACCGCCTATCATTTACAGTTACAAAAACCTCTGCAAATTTCGCGGACGGTGCATCTGCTGTGTTCATTATTTTATCGTTCATTCGTCAAATCTCCTTTATTTACTGGATAATCACGCTCATGTAGAGTTGATCCATATTATTTACGATGTTCAGGCCATCAACTGTAAGCAGTACAGCGCCCTTACGGTCCCCGATATCTACACTTACAGTGTCGGGGTCAAACTTTTCAACCGCGCGAATCGTTTCAAGCTGAGAAATAAGCTTTACGACGTCATTCCACAATGTTGCACGACCGGAAGCGTCATTCGGAACAATGCCGACATAGTGCGTATTGAATAATACAGCCACATCATTTGCGATCTGGTCGCAAATTCTTACAGTTTGGTTACTCTGAAAAATCTCTCCCTTTTCGTCGGTAATTGTTGTAAGAGTGTTGATATCCGCAATCACACGTACTTCGCCGTTTACATTATGAAACATAAACTTACCCGCCTTAATCGCCGCTTCGAGGGCCGCCTGTGTGTACTTCGTATCGACCGCAAGCCCACCATTGTATTTGCTGTTCGTAAGCGATTTATTCACCGCCACAGCCGCCTGCGCACCCGTCACCCAATAAACAAGGGCGTCTGTTGCTGTACCATTAAGCGTCGCTGTATTCCACACACCGATAACGCCCTCGCTGTCCGTCTCGGGTTTGATGGCGCAAAGTTGGAATTTCGCGCCCACCTCATCACGCATACGTTTTGTAAAATTTGCGAAGAGTGCAACCGTGCTTTTCGCACTTGCATCGACAGGATTTACAGGACAACAAAGTGTGTTAAACGAATAGCTTTCGATGGCATCTAAAAATGCCTGATAATGCGTACCCGTAATACTTGCGCAATCCGCGCCCCCGGTAAGCGGAGTACCTGCAGTTGCCGACAGTGTAACGCCTGTAGTTTTGAATGACACAAAATCATTTGCGACAAGGTCTGCTGCAGTTTTTACCCTCTGCTCATCCACAGCAATGCCGTCAAGGAGTGTACTCACAACAAAATAGTTGGTGTCGTCTACATCAGCAGCAATTTTAATGGTGAGCGCATTTCCTCTCACGCCGCCGTATTTTGCCGTCGCATAGGTACATTCAGCCTTAGTGCTTGTCCCGAGTCGATAGCAGTATACTTTGGTTGCATTACAAAAGATCTCGCGCAGAGCAATCAATTCCGACGCATCACTGTTATACCCAAAAATCTTTTTGCTGTTTTTTATAAAATCTGTTGCCGTTACTTCTATCACAGTACCCTCGGGGCCCCACGACAAAATAAACGGCGCCGCTGCAATGCCCCTGTCAGACAATGTTGCACTTGCTTTTGCGATACTCGTGAAATTAATATATGATCCCGGCAATATTTTGTTTTGTGTTTGCCAGATTCCTCCGCCAAGTGCCATATTAAATCACCCTCCCATTCAAATATTTTTCAATTATTTCATCCACCTGTGTTAATGTGTATTCTGTATCGGGATCCAACAGTGCACCTATCAGATCCTTTCTATCGGCGTATTTAGCAGATGCCGCAAGGATATCCTTTTTAAATCGCGGAATTGCCTCGCCCTCCGCATATCTTTTTTCAGCCATAACTTAATCTCCTTATTTAATTTTTAAATCACTCATTGCGTCTGCCGAATTCCGGGCATATGCAAAATACATGTAGCTTAAAACGCAATGCATTATATTATCCTCGACGGTTACATCAAACGAAGAACAGTGTACAGTATCGCCGTTACGCGTCTGGATTGCCTTAAGCTCGTACGACAAACTATGCGCAATCTGTAGGCATTCTGTGCGTCCGCCGGCCGCACTCGGATAATAAATAACATCAAACACTACCTTTTTTGCGGCTCTGTTTGTCATCTGCTCTGTGTGATTTGCTGTAATCGGCAGTACGTTGAAATCACCGTCATTCAGGTCCTGTTTTATAACACCGCCGTGTATGTGTGATTTCGGGAATGCATGATGCAGGGCAAGCGTTACCCCGTCATACACCTGATTAAAATCAATTTCAGCCATTAAACACCTCCTGCAAAAACGCGTCAAGTTTTTTTTGCAGCGTATTAGGCGCTAAACTGCGCAATATATCTTCCGATATTGTGAGAAAATACTTGCCGTTCGCCCACCCGTGTTTTAACCGTTTACCGATAGCCGAAACGAAACGCCCGGGTGTCTGCCTGTGTCCAAATTCTACATAACTGGCGTATTTAACAGGGTTTATAACCTTGACGGTATAGTATTGTCCTGACTTTTCAATCGGCAGGCTTTTTGCATATTCTCCCGGGGTCATGTCTTTGCCCGCAGTCCATCCCCTCCTCAGTGTTCCGCCGTCATATCCCCCCCAATAGGATTCATAGCGTACCGCATCGGCAGTCAAAAAACTTTTTTCTTTTCCGCTCGCTCCTGTTACTTTTTTGGTTTTTTTACCCTTAAATTTCGGCTTTTGCCCGATCGGGGTACGCTCAATAACCAACGCAAGAAGACGTGCAGCGAGCTCCTTTGACGCTTCTTCGCAAAATTCGCGCACATATACATTTTGCAGTTTTTGTAACCTATCCTGTAATCCGCGCAACTGTTCAAAATCTGCATCGCCCCATTGCGCCATTTACGCCCACCCCCTGAATATATCAATCGGTATTTCCTGATGTGTGCTATATACGGCGGGTTTACCGCTTTGCTCATACACAGATGTTACACCGTTTTGTGTCACCGTAATTTTAGAACCCTCCGGGATAACAACCGCACGATCAATAAAAAGTGTTATGCTCTGTGTGATATTTGCGGCGCTATTATCCGTGGTAGTTGTGTTCACGGTGTCAAAGGAAATACGGCAGGGCTCGTCTTTGTAGGTATCAACCTCACTTACGGCAACGCGCCCGGTGTTTTCATCGGTTGCGTCGTTGTTGCGTACAGTAACCGTGCATTTACCCTGCCACAGGCTTTTTATTGTGTTGGCATACATTTTTCCCTTTACCATGCAATCCTCCGGAAACGGGCGAATAAATACGCCGGAGGGCTGATAATGCTGTTAATCAGCTTATCAAACCGCGCCTCCGGCGTGGAACTGCCGTCTGTTTCGCCGGCAAACTCTATTGAAACATCACCCTCAGTAATTTTTTTAGCAGACGCCGTAAAGTCAAAACCCTCACCAAGCTGCCCCGCCGCTTTCTTGTCAAAAAGAAAAAGTCCTGCCGCCATATCCACCCAGGTATAACGTAGTCCATCGGGTATTTCAGTACGGTTGATGTTTGCCTTTATTTTCTCTGCTGCACGGTTTACGGCATAGTTTATTGCGGCATCGGGAGTATCGCCCGCAGGCACGGTGTAGCCAAGCTGCGACAGCCTATAAACAACATCATTGTAAATATCCATTGGCTGCACCTCCTATTGTTATTAGCCCCTGGAATAAATCCTTGCAATGGGGATAGCCTTGTGGTTGATATAGGAACGGTTTGCCGCCTGTGCTTCGCCGGTATGAACAAGCACCCAGTTTGCACCGTTGGCAAGTTCTGCATCCGTGGGAGAATTGCTTGCCTGGTTTGTCTTTTCGTATGAAATGCCGAAAGGAGCAAAGCACTTGCGCTGGCGAATATAAAGGGTGTCCTGTCCGCCGTTCTTTGCCGGGTCTCTATCCATCTCATACGGCGTTTTTGCGCCGATATCCTCATAAGAAATAGCGCCCTTTCCGAGTGCAAAAGTGGTGTAACGTGTACCGAATACCACATAGTCATTCGCCGCCAGCGTTTTTGAACCGAAATAGGGCGTTACATCTGACAATTTGATTTCACCGTCAGTAGGTATTGAGCTGTTTGCAACAACCTTAACGGCGCCCTCAGTGCTCGATGTAGCGTCAAAATAGCCATCTTCTGCGGGAAGATCATCGTCAACCACAACTAATTTGCCGTTCCATGTGCCGAGCTCGAGGCTACGGGAAATACCGTCCTTGTCGGTATATTTGAGGCGTTCAATGAGGTTGAGGTTTTCAAGCCCTGTTGAGACATCACTATGCATGAATACAAGCGAGAATTTCTTTTTGTTTGCACCGCAGGCTTTGTTGGTTGCGGAGTTGAGCGTGGTTGCCGTCATAGCGCCGTCAACCTCTGTGGTATGCTTTGCAACAAATTCCTTGCTCTTGGCGTCACTTGACATGGCAAATATCCCCTTGAGAACGGCAAGGATCGTGTTCTGATCAAGCCCGTCTTTGTATTCGGCGATCTGTGCGGCAACGGCATCCATGAAGTCCTGTCCGCCCGTAATATCATAGCTGAAATCTCTTTCAACCCACGCCTTTGCGCGGCCGACTACAACAACGCCCTGCTCAAAAGTCTTGAGTGAGGTTGCGGTAATATCGGTCTGGCCGTCATAGTTCACGGCATCACCGTCAAGCAGTCCACGCATAGCAATGCGCGCGTATCCGGTACCGTCCTGGTTTGCAAAAACACTCCTGATATCGGGGTTTGCGGCAAGCGCTGCCGACTTTTTGATTTCGTTCATTTTCAGGTTGGGAACTGTTCCAACCTTGTACTTGAATGCCTCAGCGTTAAAACTCTTAGCATCAAATTTTGTGTTAGGCATAATTCTTATTTCACCTTTCTGTAATTATTTTTTTATTCGAGCTTTGCTCCGGGATTAGCCGCAAGATATGCGCAAAGCTCATCGTAATTCATATCTTTTGGCTCTTTTCCGGCTGTGGGCGGTGTCTTGCCGCCTGCAGTACCCGGTTGCATACCCTTAAACTGCTGTGCGTTTCCGTCAGCCGTGTCGAAGAGAAATGCGGTTGCATCGGCTTTTGCAAGCGCTTCGATTTCAGCGGCAAGCCCTTTAACAGCTCCGCTGTCATCCAGCTTTGCATTTTTGAGGAAATCCGCAAGCAACGCCTTTGCGGCAGTGTTGTTTTTTGCACCGGCAGCGGTGAGGGCAGCCTCAACGGCGCTATCAAGGCGTACACGGGCAATTTCTGTCTCGTATGTCTTTTTTGCTTCTGCATTTTGTGTTTGCAGGGTAGCGATCTGCTGTTTTAATTCTTCAGCGTTTCCGGATGACGCTTTTAAACTTTCAAGTTGTGTATCGCGCTCCCCTATAGCTTTTTCAGCATTTTTCAGTGCCTCGGATTTAGCGTTAAAATCCACTTTTGATACAAAATTTTTGCCGATTTCCTGTGAAATCTGTTTGTCAATATCCTCTGTATATTTGTCAGCCAGGATATTTTTCAGCCATTCTAACATAAATTTCCTTTCCCGCGTCCTTTTTGTCGGGCCTGTCCCCGTATTGCGGCGCACATTTTATTGTCCGCTGTGCAGGCGGTATTTTTGTATGAAAAAAGCACCGTGCATTTTCAGCACGATGCTTTTAACAAGCCTTTATAGAATTACAATATGCTCAAACCTCAATCACCCTTGAGCAGTGGATGCGCATCAAAATAGTCATATAATGTTTTAACGTCTTGCTTTACGAGGACAAGATCCTCCGGAGTGAATAAATCATCATAGTTTCCGGTGGAAAAATCCTTAAGAGCAAGCCACGTGTTGTATGCAAGGTCTTCCGGATCGTCATCGGCAATTCCGCCGTGCTCAATCGCCCAAAACATACCTGAAACGAGCATGATAAATTTATCCATTCCCTCTTCATCGAAATCTTCAGGATAAAACGTCATGAGCGTACATCTTACTGTTTTATCCGGCGTTTCAGGATCGTTTTCTCTGCAAATTCTATTATAGTCATTAGTAAAATACGCTTTTTGGGCTTCATATTTCTCTTCATCATAGCAGGAAGCCTCAATGTGTTTTAACATTTTTATTTACCCTCTTTCTGTGATTCCATGTTTTGCCTCCACTCGGATCACCATTATAGCCTCTTTTTCCAGATATTATATTCACTGTAGCGTTTGGAAATCTCTTTTTAAACTGTTCAACTACTCCTTCACAGCTTTTGCAAATATGTTTTTCAGAGAGAATAGTTATTTCAAACTTTTCATCCGGGTCTTTCCGGGTAGAAATAAATTCCAAAAATTTTGCCTCTGTATCATATTTACGACTAATGCCATCACCTAAATCAATAGTTTTAAAAATACAATTTTGTGAAAAACCAACCGCGGGGTATTTCCCGAAGTACGATTTTGAACAAATATCAAGTCCGGATTCCATACGGCTGTGAGAAAAATAAATTTTCCCGTCAAACTCCATAGTAGCAGCGTTTCCTGAACGCGCCAAATTCTTAACTTTCTTTTTGTCGCGTCCGGTTAGCTTCGAATAATCAAACCCCGTTTGCTTTGTGTACCACGCGGCATTGTCAAGTTCAACTATCTTTTGCGTTGAAACATTTCCGTCTACTTCGTAGCGGTTTACCGTTCTGTATTGGTACTTAAGCCGATTCCATTCATCGGGCTTTTCGTGTTTCAGTTTTTGGAAATCCTCAAATTTTTCCGGAACTACATCTCCGATAACATCCCTGTATCTCTCAAATTGTTCTCTGTCAACATTTTCATTATACCCCAATTTTCTTATTTTGTCAACCGTACCTGCGCCATGCTTTTCATCCTGCATAGCTTTCCATTGACGATATGTGGTATCTTTTGGCAGCGTATAGCTTTCGCCTGTTTCAACATCTCGCGCAAACCGTTCGCCTATGCCATCCATGTCCGCAAAATATGGTGCCGTACAGCATCTACACCACGGATGATACGGTGGGGCAGTAGACCCGGGCTTGTATTCGCTCATTTTGAACACTTTGCCGTCCATGTCACCGCATAAACTGCACGTACTTGAATCCAGGCTTCCTACTATTCTGTACTGCTCGACGCCCAGATTGTTAAAACAATCCTTTTGCGCAGCACTTGAAAAATAGGCACTTTCTGTCATTATCACGCGTCCTGCATTTTGCCGTGAAACGTTAAACCGTTTGGCTATCGCCGTAATAGCCCTGTCCGGGGATTCGCCGGTGGCAAGCATCCGCGTAAGTTCGCGGTTTACAGCATCAACCAGATTAGCCTTGTCCGTCCAACACCGCGCAGTAAAAGTCTGATTGTCCGCCGTCCACGGGCGGGCGAGAATTTTTTGCAATTTATCGGCATCAATATCCTGCATAGTCCAGCCTACGCCCAAACCACGCTGTATCTCAAAGGCTGTATGGTAGTAGCTCTGCATATATGACATTTTTGACGCCTCTGTTGTAGCATCTATCCTCGATTCTGTAATAATTTCAGCCTGTTGTTTCAGCCGTATTTTAAGGCTCTCGAGCCGTGATATATGTACACGTGCGGATGCATTCTCAAGTTCTTTTGCCCATGCACCGCTTATGGCGTGTTCTATGCCTGCATCGATGTATTGTTCAACAGTCCATTTAAATTCCCGGAGTTCGTCGCTCGTAAGAAGCTTTTGCGCATCAGCATACGATATTCCGCCGTTATTATCCGCAAATCTTTGATACCACACCCGAATTTCTTTTTCGATGTCATTAATGGCTGCATCAAAATATTGATCTAAATCCTTTACGCATTCGTATGACGCATTTTTCAGCGCATCCTCCATGATTTTAAATCGGCGATCCCAGTAATCAGCGTTATTCATTCAAAACACCATCCTCGGGACCGCCGCCGGCAGACATCGCGAATGCAGCACGGTAGGCATCTGCCTCCGCAGCAGCTGCTTCGTTTTCCGATTTAATACGTTCTAATTCCTGCTCGGGATCATCTACCCACGGATGCTGTTTAATAATAGTTTCATCACTGATAATACCTTTTGACTTTCCGCAGTTGTCGATTGCCTCTGTCTCGTTGACTAATATGTCACGATTAAAAATAACCTTTACATCTTCGCCGTCAAAATTACCCACGCCGGTATTAGCAAAATGGGCATTTACAAAAAATAACAAATCCTCAAATGCCGCTTGGAATTCGGTTTCCATACCGTTTGCATCCAGATCGATATCAGAATACATCGATCGTATATTCATTTGATTCGGCGTGCCGCTCATGCGTTCATCCTTGGCGTCATATCCCCTGCCGTTTTCGATTATAGCTTTTTTTAATAGATCCATAACAGTTTTGTAGTTTTCGGCATTAACATCAACTTCCAGCGTATCAACCGCGCCGTCGGATCCGTCCGTAGTCCGCACCTTAACTGCGCCGTACGTGGCGAGGTTACGTCTAAATTCGCCCAAGTCCTCGCCGTCATAGTTGTGTATAACC